GTTAACTTAACCGAATTGCATAGAGTACAAGTTTTTAGATGCTCTTCGTAGTACTTCTGAAGTTCTGGATTCATTGTCTAGTCATCTGTTTTTCAACAATCTTAGCCTTGTTCTGAATATCCGCTTCTTTAAGCATCAACTCAGCAACTTTGACACGCTTATCAAACTCTTTTGAAGCCAAAGCGTCATCAGTAGGGAGGTTCTTGGTGTTAGCCGCCATACTCTTTGCTTGCAACTCAATAGGCATCAATTGCGCTTCAGTCAATAACTTTTGCGCTTCAGCCTTGTTCTGCTCTGCTTGTGTAGTTTGGACAGCAATCTGTGCCTGAGCCAGTTGCATAGCCAATTGTTGTTGCATCTGAGCCGCTTGTTGAGCCTGTGGATCAGCCGTAGCCATCTTGTCTAGCATCTCAATCAACTCAAATCTGTTTGACAGAGAAGAATTAGCCATAATGCCCTTCAAAATGATAGGCAAAACAGGAGTATTAGGGCCAAGAGTCTGGAGTAGCGCAATAAATTGTTGTTGCTCATGCTCTCTAGCAATGATTCCGAGTGCTGCCGTTGGAATGAACTTCATGTCTACAGTAGGATAACGCTCTGGATCGAACTGCATATAGCGATAGGCGGCTTTGGTGATGAAGGGGATCATGAAATCCTCTTGGAAGTTCACCAAGGTACGCTTGTATTTCTTGATAATCGAGGCAGTAGCCATTGAAATACCACCCTGACCCGCATCTCTAGAGACAGCAGTAACCATTCCCTGAGAGTCAAGAGTGCCTGTTGCCATCAAAAGCATACGTTCAAACTCTTTGGCAGTTGTCAGATTAGTACCATCTGTATTGCCAAACTTGAACGGGAACAGAATCTCATTGGGATTGCCGTTTGTCAGGATAGCTTTACCTGGCTTAACTTCAAACTTAGCACCACGAGGTAGACGGGTAGCATCCATAGCCATCATTGGGCTAGTTGTCAGAGCTAGTGAATCTAAGTGGCTACGCACTTGGGCATCTATAGCTTTTTGTGAGTTGTAAGCCTTCTCAACAGTACCACGACCCAACAAGCGATTAGGAACTGTATCGTCCTGATAAGCAAGAATAGGGCGGTCTTTCATCATGTATGGGTTCTTTTCTGCCTTCAGAAGAACACCATCATTGGCGATAACTACGATAGCCTCAACCAAATCGGAATACTCATCCTGAATACTGTCTTCAGGGAATAAGTCTTCTACTTCGCCATTCTCTTCGTTTTCCAACTGTTCTAGGTACTCACGGGGAACGAGTCCGTAGTAGGTCAAAAGTTTAACTTTATCGTCTTCGTACTGGGAAACCTCTTGGGTAGGCTCTAAGTCCGTATCCATCGAGTCAGTGCCGACCTTTACCTTGCGGTAGATGCCTTCTTCTTGACCTTTAACGATCTTGTGGATAGAGACATACTTCTCGATAGCAACACCCATACAGTCATCAATAGATGTTCCATTGGGGTCAAACAAGAAGTTACGGGGGTTAACAGGAACAATCTTGACTGCGATTCGGTCTTGCTCTACTACTCCGATAGCGGCTTGTCCCATTTGACCAGGTATTGCCTGAGTAGCGGGAACAAAGACTTTCTCTGTTTTGACAACAATCTCACCAATGCCCGTACCATAGATTTCAGCCAACAGCTCAATCTGGTCAATAGACTTGCGAATCTTGTCTACTTTGAAGTCTTCCATCAGTTGTGCTTTGATGGCAGCAACATCTAGGGGGCTACCATTGACATCACGAATATCGTCTTGAATGTCAAAGAATTCACCCTGACCAAAGATGGCTTCCATGATCTCGGCATGGCGTGTCTCTACGGCTTGTTGGGTAGCGGGGGTAACGATACGGCTACGCTCTGACTCACGGGTTTTGTCTTGGGCATCCCACTCACCATTGAAGATACGCTCGTACTCAAGCCAATCATCAAGGCAATTGACATCTCTCCAATCCCTCCACCTGTCACAATGGTTGACAACAAAGTTAACTATCTCTTTGTCTGAGTCGCTAGGTTCTTGGAATTCCATTCTTATACCCCACTAATAATATCTACAGGTTGCCAATCCTCGCTATCATCTTCTTCCATGTAAGATGTAACAGCCAGTTGGTCAATGTAACTGAGGGAGTCAGGCAAGTCATCATGGACTCCTTGAGCAGGGAACAGGATTAACTGGTCTACAAACTCATCCCAATCTTCTTCCGAATTTAACACAATTCTGCCATGCTCGAACCTACCTTGTAAAGCCCAGATGATTCTGTCTGCTTTTTTTCTATTCCCGTGGGTCAAATCCACGATGTGAGCATAGGTGTTGTTCTTTCGCATCAAGTCGCTTAGATAGGGCAAAACAGCATTCTTTAACGCCCCCCTCTCTATCCCCACACTTAAAGGTCGGTAGTCCCGAATAGCTATCAATATCTTAGAGGCGGTCTCTCGGATGTCCCAACGTCCGTGTTCAATCTTCTCAACAAACCACTTCCCATCGTCTGTTACCTTAACGATAGAGATGGCAGACTCGTCCAGACGTTTCTTGGAGTTAGCTGCTTGTTTGGCAACTTCCTCGAATCCTGCTAGGTCAACAGCGATGTAATAGCTTCCATGTTCAGGTTTTACCCCGTATTTGATCCACTCTTCCTTAAAGATGTCAGAACCCGCATTGGTAAAAGAAGCCATAAACTCTTGCTTAAAAGCGAAGCTACTCAGGGTTTTCTTGGCGGAATCTATCTCTGCTTGGTCAATCAAGGGGTTATCAGCAGTGGTAAAGTGCCATGACTTCCAATCAGGATCATCTTCTGACTCACCTAGTTTGAAGGTATCATAGAACCAGTTGCGTCCTTTGGGAGTGCCGATAAAGAGTGCTCTACCCCGCTTATCAGACAAACTGGCACGAATGACCTGTTCCCAAGCCTCTGGTTTGATGTCGGCTACCTCGTCTAATACGGCATAGGTCAATGAGACTCCACGAAGGGTATCAGGTCTATCCGCACCACGAACGTATATCCTAGCTCCGTTTATCAGGGTAATGTCTAGGTTGTTTACATGGGATGATTGAATAACCTCTCTACCAAGGTCTAGCAACAAGTCCCAGATAATCTGTCTTGATTGTCCCATAGTGGGACTAACATAAAGAACCGCAGAGCCTTGTGGACACTTGAGTCCTTCTATCAGTAGGGTAACTGCCGCCATCCGACTCTTACCGCACCTACGCCCAGCAGCTACAACCTTGAACCTTGTTTGGTCTTTGAAGACTTCTTGCTGCCAAGGAAGTAGAGAGAAGTTCAAATCAGCCATACTTAGCCTCTACGTCTTCTGCATCAGGATTAGCTTCTACTACCAGTGGTTCTTGTCCTAAACCAGTGATATTGATGGTTACGGCACTTCTCTGACTCTTATCCTTTTCAAACAAAGAAACAGGAAGAGTCCTATCAAGACACATCTTCAGAGCAACTAATTGATGGGGATGCTCATCATTAAGGGCTATCTCAATAACCTTCTGAGCCACATCCTTACCTCCACTCCTAATCATCAGCTCTTTAAGCTCCTTCAGACGTTGATGGTCTGTCTTAGGTAGTACAAGGGGTGGATTGTCAGCAAACCTCTGTATGGTCATCTTGACGCTTCCCTTTGGTCTTCCTCTTCCTCTTTTTTCCATTTTGTCCTCCTTGGAATGGATTAGTTCATTTTAGCTTTTTCTGAGGGTGGGTGGGTACACAAATATCTACACACAGACGCTACCCCCTCCCCCCTGTGTTTCCATACAGCATAGGGTTTCTACCTACTCGTTTACCCTATCAGGGTTTACCCTTGCCACGTTATGTTAAGTAGTAAAGTACTCTGCTATTTATTATGTTAAGTGCATGAGAGACGGCGGGTTCTTTATTGGGTTACTTGAGTTGGCTTGTCATTGTGTTCCCTTATAAATTCTCTCTATCTACCCTTACTGTTTCTCTTACTGGTTCACTTGGATTAGGGCTGTTAGTTGTTCCCGACCTAATATTTAAAATACTCAGATCGTCACCAGGTCTAAACCCTTTGTTGTGAGCTTCACTGTATAGGTCTAATACGTTCTCAAAACCCCTACACAAATTACCCTTACCAGCCGCCAATAGAATCATTCTCTGAGGGTTTGTCAGTGTTCTTTGAAAGTATCGTGTAGCAGGGTTTGACGGCCTACCCATAAATTCCCCTTAAATAATTAAAATAATTCTATCATCTAAGGGTAAACACCTATGGTTTTTTTATTTTTTAGGCCATAAAATTACTTTACTTTCAATAGGAAAGTGCAATTTATAGGCGTTACATCATGTATCCACAAAGTGCAAAACAAGCTCTAGCGCAGCTTCAATCAATCCCTACAATCCACCAAGATTACAGTTCTTTTAGGTTTTCTAGGTTATTTCATTACGATCACTTAGAGCTAGAAGGTTTCTCTATATCTGAGAATTGCTGGGTTACTTTATGGTCAATCCATAATCTTGAAGTGTCAGAATAAGGGGCAAACCATGAAAAACAATTATTTCCCTACACTTTCCGCAGCTCTAGAATCGGAAAACCTCACACACACATGGCCTTGCACACCGATAGCCTACGGGCAAACCATCGGTTTAACTTATGACGATGGCTCAAAATACGGTTATTACGTTTCAATTTATAGAGATGAACGTGGATTGTATGAGCGTCCTATCCACTATAAACGGGGCTAAACCATGAAAAACACTTTTATGGATTACCTTGCTGCCATTGTCATTGGTCTAATGCTTTGCCTAGGGGCTTTGCATTACTTTGACGTTCTAGTCAAATAATTTTCTTTTCTTTTTCTTTTATAGGTGTTCACAATGACTTTTTATCAAGCTGCAATCGACAATTTTCCAGAAGATCAAGCCACAATAGACGCTGACTTTGCCTTGAGCTTATTTGAAACCGAAGGCTCAGACTACTATCACCA